TCATCCCCAAAGATTGTATCATCTCCACCACGGCGTCGCACGGGGCGACGAACGCGTTCGATACGGCGGTCGTCCGTCACGTAACCGGTACCAGTACCCTTGTCGAGAAGACCTATGAGCAGGGCCGGCTAAAGCACCAGGGGGAGCCGGTCGACCTCATCTGGGATGATGAAGAGCCCCCAATGGAGATTTACATTGAGCATATAGCTAGGCTTTTGGCTACCCTGGGCATTATCTTTACGACTTACACCCCGCTGAAGGGTCGTACCCCTCTGGTAACCCGTTTTGATCGTGAGATGGCACACGATCGTGGCCTCGTTAAGGTCTCTATTTGGGATTGCCTTGGTCATTTACCACACACGATGACTAAAGAACAGGTTGAAGAAATCATTGAGAGGTTTCCAGCACATCAACGCCAGGCTCGAGCTTATGGAGATCCGATCCTGGGTGAAGGTGCTATTTTCACCCACCCGGAGGAAGATCTGAAGTTTGATGTTCTCCAGGTACCAGGCGGACAGGGTCCTTTTGTTCCAGCTTACTGGCATAAGCTCTGGGGGATCGATTTTGGCATAAATCACCCGTTTGGGGCTATGCTCATTGGCTGGGATAAGGACAATGATATCATTTACGTACTGGACGGGTTCCGAGTGGAAGGAGCTACTAAGCTCGTGCATGTCCCGCGGATACGCGCGATTTGTTCGGATGCTCCTGTGGCTTGGCCTCACGACGGCCATGATCGCGATAAAGGTTCTGGCGAGGAGCTTGCGGAACAGTATAAACAGCCCGCTCCCGGAATGGACGGTCTTAGAATGCTCCCGGATCACGCCCAATTTGAGGATGGGGGTTATTCTACGGAGGCAATCATCGTCGAAGTGACTGACCGGGAGAATACCGGCCGCATTAAGTACGCTCGGCACCTGAACGAGTTTTTCGAGGAGCGTCGGGACTACCACAGGGAGAAGGGGCTTATTGTAAAAAAGAACGACGACATGCTGTCCGCACTTTTCAAAGCGGTCATGGATCGAAGACATGCCAAACCCTGTGGCATGGGTGGGGGTCGAGCCAGGTACAAGCCGCCGCAGCAGGAACCGGTACCCGATCAGTGGGATATCTTCTCGGGGCAGCCTATATACGGGTAATGGCTGATGTATATACAATCAATGTCGAGGGGCAGAGAGTACCTCAAGACCCTGAGACAACCGAGAAGATCGAGCAGATCATCAAATTTTGGACGTTTTCGCGTCAGCTTCGCTACAATTTCGAGGTTCAGTGCCAGGAAGCCGCTCTTTTGATCTGGCCGGAATGGGCCAATACGTTTTTCTATGGCTATGACCAGTGGCCGGGGCAAAAAAAGACCCAGCAGCAAGTTGATAGCTCTGGAATGTTGGCAAATGAGCGGTTTGCCGCCATTGTCGACAGTAATGTTACCCCAATGACCAGTGTGTGGTCGAGCTTGCGTGCCAAAGACCCTGTTTTACGCAAGAAACGCCGGGTCAAGCTGTATTTTGATAAGCTGAATATGGCTCTCTGGGACGCTCGCTATGCTACATATGCCAACTTTCAGGGACAGAGCAATCAAAACTACCGTGCCTTTGGTGCTTTTGGTTCGATGTATATGTTTATTGACGCGCTCGATAGCCGCTATACGCAGGGGATCTCGGGCCTGCGTAATCGTTCGGTTCCATGGGGAGAAATTTATCTTATACAAAATCATCAGGGGCTTGTTGACGGTTATTTCCGTGCTTTTCGGCGTACAGCTCGACAGATATGGCAGGAATGGCCTGATACTTTCCCGGAAGTTTTGAAAGCCCCGCTTGAGCAGGGGAGCCAGCAGCTCTTCTGGATCCTACAGTATGTTTGCCCTCGTGCTGACGGCTCTGCAGTTCCTTGGCGTATGGACGCGAAGGGGATGCTTTGGGCTAGCTATTACATATCTATCGAGGGTCATGTTCTCCTCGACGAGGGCGGCTACCATTCATGGCCTCTGCCGGTGGGCCGCTATACGCAGGCTCCGGACGAAGTTTATGGACGGGGCCCCGCGTTCCAAGTATTACCCACCCTTAAGACATTGAATGCCGAAGAGACAATCTTCCTGACGCAGGGACACCGGGCCTCCAGCCCGATCTATCTTACTTACGATGACACAATTAATTTCAAGTCGCACCCCGGCGCCTGGAACCCTGGGGGCTTGAATAAGGACGGTAAGCGGCTGATCGACATTTTGCCGACCGGGGATATCCAGATTACCCAGGAAATGAAGACGGAGCACCGTAACATCATCAAGGACGCCTTCTTGGTGAACCTCTTCCAATTGGCCTGGGAGAACCCGAACGCTCAGCAAATGTCGGCAAGACAGGTTGTCGAGTTTATCAATGACCGCGGGATGCTCATGGCTCCTACCCTCGGCCGACTGCATTCGGAATATCTCGGGCCGATGATCCACCGTGAATTGTCGGTGCTGGCTTACAGCGACATTGGAAAGCCCCCTGACCGGCGGGTATTGCCGGAAATCCCCCCGGAGCTTAAGGAAGCCGGTGCCGAGTATGAGACCGAATGGACCAGCCCTCTAATGCGGGCAATGCGGGCCTCTAAGACTGCCGGGTATATGCGTCTGGCAGAACAATTGGGGCAACTCTCTCAGCAGACTGGGGACCCGTCGGTTACTGATATTATCACATTGGGTATTCGGCGGGCGGCTCCGGCAATGGCTTGCAACGAGGATGTCGATACCGACTGGCTGGCGACTGACGAGGAGCTTGACCAGAAGGTGAAAGAGCGGGCCCAGCAGGCCGAACGTGAAGCTCGAGCCAAGGAGCTGCCGGCCGAGGCTGCCATCATGAAGGCTAAGGCAATCTCCGATAAGGCCGGAGCCGGTCAGAATACCGGAGGCACCTTGTCTGGTACCCCGGAAGGTGGTATGCCGCAGATACTCGGTAATCCCCCAGGACAACCAGGTCAGCCCAGTATGGTACCCGGACAGCCCGGTCTACCCGGTCAACCTCCAAGAGGTCCTTAAAATGACGAATTATGAAGCTTTACAGGTTGCGCATGACTTGCTGCCGCCGAAGGCGCTTAAGCTTTATGTATCCGATACTGCGGATCTTGAGCTGATCTATGAAGTTCTTAGCCTCGCGATTATGCATAAAGCAAACGGTACCTTAATGCCAGCATATGGCGAATTGACGAATTGATCGAGGACACTCCATACAGAGGTTTGTTTCATGGCTTGCGGCAGCGAATGCGGGCTTATCGAAATGCACAGCAATCGGGGAAGATGCTTGATGATGAGGTAATGGTTGACCTCTTCAAATTTAGCCATTTCTTTGATGATACTGATGGGGCTTTGACAACTGAAGAGGTACTGGTGCTCCGAGGTAGGCAGCAGGTTATCCGGCGTATTTTACAGCATACACGCTTGACCGCTGAGGAATTATTCCCAATTTTGCAAGGGTTGGACGAGGATACACGCATTGCGTTGTTTGATAACCGACGTGGTATCCCCTTATCATGAGGAACATTAATGCCTGAGATTATGGTCGACGCCAGGGTTTCTAAACCGATCAAGTTTGACGACCGCCCTGGGCACGTGACGGAATATGCGAAGCGTATGGGTATTTCAGAGCATCAGCCGTCCGAGGGTAATAAGCGCTTCCAGGAGATGGTTCACAGCATGAAGGCCACGGCGCCGGCTTATGTGGTTGACCCCGATGGGGCCCAGAAGATGGCGAACTCCCGCCCGTTCTTCATTGAGAAAACGACGCTTGGCAGAGCCCGTGATATCGGCCGGTGGATCGTCGGTGTTGGTGATGAGGCGGGCGGGTCTTTTCAGGTCGGGCTGTTAGAGGAATGCTGGAAGACTGGTGAGGAAGTCCCTCGCCGCCGCTGGCCCCACAATGCTTATCGGTGTGAGAATTGACACCTTTTCGACCGACTCGATTTGGTGACTGGGAGTATCGGGAATGAGTTGGACTGACGGCCTTGACGAGGCGACAATTGGCCATGCTAAGCTGAATGGCTGGCAGACTGATGGGAACCCCGAAGAGATAGCTCGTGCGGCGGTACAGGCGCATCTGACGGCTCAAAACGTCTTGAAAGCACCGCCTAATGAATTTCTTCGAGCGACTGATACCGACGCGATGTACGTGGCCCTCGGGGCTGCCAAAGATCCAAAGGAGTACGTTTTTGACCAAGTCAAGTTTAAAGACGGTACTCCGGTTGACGACGGCTTGGCTGGTGTTCTTCGCGACACTGCCGCTCGTCTGCATCTCTCTCCTTCTGCTGCTGCTGATTTGGCCAGTGCAGTTGTTTCTTGGGCGGACAGTGCCGAGGCTGCGGAGGCGGGAGATCGAACGACAAAGCGTACCTCCGAAGACCTCGATCTGAGACGCTCTTGGGGTGGCAATTACGATGCTTTCAAGGCTGATGCTGATCGAGCTGCAGCTTTGCTCGGTCTTGCCCCCGACGATGTTGAGGCGCTTTTTAATACCAAGCTTGGGTACGCGGGCACCTATGAGAAATTGCGAAATCTGTCTATCCGCCTGGGTGAAAGCAAGTTCCTTTCAGGTGAACGGGGTGGCACTGATCAATTTAAGCCCATGAGCCGTGAGGAAGCGATCGCCAAGCGCAATGAGTTCATGAATGACCCGGCGAAGATTAAGGAGTTCCACACTAAGGAAAACCAGGCGTATCTGTTGCACCTTAATCGCCAGATTGTCGGGATGCCTGCTTAGTGCCTGCTGTATCGCAAGCTCAGCAGCGGTTTGCTGCAATGTCGAAATCAGCAAAGGGCCGTGCTGCATTGCGAGCTAGTGGTAAAAAGCCAATGCCGACTGACGTGGCTGGCGAGTTTGCGAATACTGCCAGGAAGAATCTTCCTAAACGTGTGAGGAAGAAAACATGAGTCCCCGGTTTGTTTTGGTTCTAGCGCTTCTGGCTATTTCGGGCTGTCAAGCTACAGCGGGCCTTCAGGCAATAGAAGGTCAGATTCCCAGTGCTGTCGGTCAGCTCGACGATACGGTTTATGCGATTGCAGTTGCCAAGTACCAATCGGCTCAGCGCTTCCAGGCACAGATTAACGGTACGATGCCGGTATTGCCGCCATTACCGCCTGCAGTAGTGACGACGACGCCGGTTCCTGTAGCAGTGACAACGCCGGTACCTGTAGTGGTGATGCCGTCACCGACTGGTACTCTCCCAACTGGGCCGACTGGGAAGTGATTTATAATTACAATCCGTCGCCTACAGAGTTGGCTCTTCTATGGCTTATCCGTCAGCATGAGAGTAGTCAGGATTATACGGCGGCAAATCCTCTCAGTTCTGCAACAGGTGGGTACCAGGATATCAAGAGTACCTGGATGATGCTGTGCAACTTGGCTGGCTATAGTATTTCGCAATATCCTACTGCGGAGAGTGCGCCGCCTGCTGTGCAGGATACGTGCAACCTCATTCTTCTTCGCCTTTACGGGGCAAACAGTTCGGCAAGTTGGCAGGCCAGTGGGCCTTATCCGAAGTACTCCGAGGTTCAAGGTATGCTTCGAGCCGCAGGAGTAGTTAATCCGTGAACCCGCTACATTATGGAGCTGGGTCGAGTGGGGCCGCGATGTTGGCTATTGTGCTCTCGATTATCGCTCCCAAGTGGACAGGTGATCAGGACGCTGCGGTTGCGGGCTTGGTATTTCTTGTGATTGCGGGTATCCATATGATCGTCAATGCGTATTGGCCCCCTAAAGGAGTAAAGGATGCCTCTCACTAATCCGGCGTCGTTGAGTTCAAACAATCTGGCGAATGACTTGACTTTTCAAACGCGGGTCAAACTTCGGCTCGCTGCGGCCTGTCAGAATATTTACAGTAATAATGGGTCGAATGTAGCCCCAGATGCGGTCTTGTTTTATACCCGGCGCCGGGCCTTTGCGGTTCAGGTTCTCATGACCCTTAACGGTGGGGCACCCAATTATGCGATGAACTTTGCCTATATGGTTACAAACGATGCCACGGTTCTGAGTGATGCGACGGCGGGTCTTACGGTTGACGTAACTGCGGCTAATGCTGCTGCGGCTGGCAATGCGGTTACCGACATTCACCTTGATAATGCCATAGCTTCTCAGATCAACAGCTTTCTCCAAGCAGTCTAATATTGCGTTGTAGCCGTACCGAACCCATTTAGTATCGTGAAAACCTTGCAAGGGTTCTGACGATGCCTTTTTACTACGATACCGTTTACGTTACTACAACGAATGGTACGACGGCGACTGAGCAAACGGAAATCTGGGGTAAGACCGGGGCTGTTTATGATGCCGCGATCAAGGCGATTTATGCGACTGCTCGGTTTAATACGGCCGGGGGTGCAACCGTTCGTGCGAAGTCGAACACCGGTACTACGGCATCGGGTGGTTCTGCGCAAGCTGCTACTGCACGAAATTCACGCGGGCCGGCTGCAACTGTTACCTGGCTGAATAAGGGTACGGCCATTACCAACGGCACTACTCTTGTGCAAAGAGCGGCTGTTGGTTTTGCGCAAACCGGCGGCCAAGGCGGTTGGGTAGCTGTTGAAGCGGCTGACGCTCTGTATATGGGCGGTAATGCGTTAACGCCGGTCGATTATGAGATTACGTCGATCGCTAACGGTGTTTCGGTGCCTTATGATGTGGTTGTCGAATGGTCTGAAGGCGGGGGCTGATGCCTGATCTTCGGAATAGTCGGCTTTGGGACCGGGAGAATGAACAGCTTCTCCCGGACAGCCGGCTTACGGGCATGGCTCGAGACCGAACAAGTGTGTATGTAGGCCGGATGGAGTGTGCCAGGGTTTTCTGCGCTAACTGTGGAAAACCTAGTGGCGCTGCATTACCGGCCACCCCTTTCATTTTCTTTCTCTGCGACAACTGCGCTGCCATTGGTGGCACACCGCCTGGGTGCGTAAAGATCGCTGATTAAGCGACGGGGGTAAACAATCCCCCATGGCGACTGTT